GTTGGCTTATGAAGCACTTCCTAGATGGCTACAACAAGGTGTTAGTGAGTGGAACAAGGGTAACATTGAACTTGAGAACGGCTGTAAAATTCTTGCTGGTACTACATCTTCATCTGCTATCCGTGGTAAATCTATTAACTTTCTATATCTTGATGAGGTTGCATTTATTGAAGGTTATGATGAATTCTTCGCATCAGTTTATCCTACGATCTCATCTGGTGAAAGTACAAAGCTATTAATGACTTCTACACCTAATGGTCTGAACCACTTTTGGAAGACGTGTAAGGGTGCAGAAGAACAAACGAATGGTTACGAATTTGTCAAGGTTATGTGGGATGATGTCCCAGGCCGTAATGAAGCTTGGAAAAATGAAACATTAGAAGCCCTAGACTTTGACCAAGAGAAATTCAACCAAGAATATTGTTGTCAGTTCTTGGGTAGTTCTGGTACACTTATTGATAGTGGTAAGCTAAAAGAATTAGCACCATCTCGCCCTATATTAGAACAAAATAACATATGCCAATACGAAGTACCAATCGAAGGTCACACATATGCTATGACATGTGACGTATCTCGTGGTAAAGGGCTTGATTATTCTACATGTAATATCATTGATATCACAGCTATGCCTTATAAACAAGTTTGTACATACAGAGATAATATGGTAACACCTATTGACTTTACGGCGGTTATCTATAGATTGGGCAAACTTTACAACGAATGTGCAGTCTTGATTGAGATTAATGACATTGGAGAGCAAGTCTCTGATACATTGCTCATGGACTATGGTTATGAAAATATGCTTTCTACTGAAAGCGCTGGTCGAGCGGGTAAACGCATCTCAGCAGGTTTTGGTAAGAATGTAGATAGTGGTATTAGAACGACTAAGAGCGTCAAAGCTGTTGGTTGTTCCATCTTGAAGATGTTGATTGAGCAAAATCAATTAATTCTACAAGATTTCGAGACGATACAAGAACTTTCAAGGTTCTCCAAGAAAGGTGTCTCTTATGAAGCCGAATCAGGTTCCCACGATGATTTGGTAATGAATTTGGTTATCTTTGCTTGGCTGAGTGATCAAATGTATTTTAAAGACTTGACAGATATTAATACACTTATGAAATTGAGGGAAAAGACGGAAGAGCAAGTTGAACAAGAAATGTTGCCTTTTGGATTTATAGATGATGGTTCTGATGAAGATGATGTGGTTTGGCAAGATGATGAACGCCAAGGGTGGGCTTTATATTAAGATGTTCTTTTGTATAAATAGAACAAGAGAAGATAATAACAAAACAAGAATAACGCAGTTTTCAATACATAAAGGAGAAAAATATGGCTTTTTCCGTAAGTCCTTCCGTTATCGTTCGAGAAGTGGACGCTTCACAGGCAGTACCAGCCATCGCGACTCCACCAGCCGCTATGGCAGGTGTTTTCAGATGGGGTCCCACCAATGAGCCGATACTAATTTCGTCAGAGAACCAACTCGTAGACCGATTTGGAACACCTAACGATGCAACATATGAAACTTTCTTTGTTGCGGCTGATTTTCTATCTTATTCCAATGCACTATACGTAGTTCGCGCCGATGATGGCTCCGAAACTGCTGTTGGTGATGACTTGGCTTACGATGGAAACAATGCTGTAATTGAGGAAAGCTCAACATACGGTGCTTTTAAAGCAAAATACCAAGGCGACCTTGGCAACTCAATTGAAGTTGCATGGGTTTCGTCCACAGGGTTTGGAAATTCAGTTTTGGCTGTAGGTGATATTCCTACAAACCAAGTTTCAAACAATGCAGTTGACCAAACAATTTCGTTTAACTCTTCAACACTAAACTTTGAAGTTGCTAACACACAACAGATTTCAGCACTTTCACAAGGTGATGTTCTGGTAGTTGGTAACGAATCTGTTGGTTACCAAGAGTTGAAAGTTGCTACGTTTACTGAAACTGCTGGTACTGTAACAGAGGGTGTTGGTAACAGCGCTGTCACATTTGTAGAATCTTACGGTTATGCTGTAACTTTCTCAAATAGATACACACTAGCAGAAACTGACGTAAACAAGCTTTCTTTCGAGAGAAAATGGCAACACAACGGTAGTTTCTCAAGAAAACCAGATGCAAATCATATACACATTGCTGTAATTGATAGTCTGGGTACTATTAGTGGTACAAAAGGCTTCATGCTTGAAAAGTTTGAAAACATTTCAACTACACTTGGTGCGGTTACTCCACAAGGTTCTACTAACTATTACCCAACAGTAATCGATAACTTCTCACAATGGGTTGCTATCGCAAACACAGCAGTTGTAGGTACGGCGGCTACTTCACTATCACGTTATGAGACAATGACTGGTGGTACAGACGCAAGAACAGAAACGACTGCAACACTAGCACACATTGGTTTCGCACTAGACACTCTTAAGAACTCTAATGAGATTGATATCTCCTTCGTTCTACAGGGCAAAGGCGATGACATGGCAACTCGCGCAAACTATATTGTTTCAAATATCTGCGAAACAAGAAAAGATTGTGTGGCTTTCCTATCTCCATCTAAAGAAGCAGTTGTAGATGAACTTAAAATGAACGCAAAAATGACTAACGTAATTGCGTATCGTAACAGAGTTCAGAATTCATCTTATTCATTCATGGATAGTGGATATAAGTATCGCTACGACAAATATAATGATCAATATCGTTGGACACCATTGAATGGTGATATGGCAGGTCTTGCCGCTAGAGTTGAGCCATGGGAATCTCCTGCTGGCTTCAGAAAAGGCGTCATCAAGAATGTTATCAAATTGGCTTTCAACCCAAGCAAACCACATAGAGATGTACTTTATGGTTCAGATGTGAACCCTGTTATGTCACAAACTGGTCAAGGCATCGTACTATTCGGTGACAAAACTGGTCTTGGATTGCCATCAGCGTTTGATCGCCTTAACGTTCGTAGACTGTTCATTGCAGTTGAAAAAGCAATCGCTACAGCCGCAGAAAGTTTCTTGTTTGAACTTAATGATGACTTTACTCAGACGCAGTTTAAAAACATTGTTGATCCTTTCTTACGTGATATTCAAGGCAGACGTGGTATTATTGACTACAGAGTTATCTCTGACAGTACAGTCAATACGCCAGAGGTTGTTGACCAAAACAAATTCCGTGCAAGCATCTTTATCAAACCAGCACGTTCTATTAACGTCATTGAATTGACATTCGTAGCAACACGCAGTGGTATTGAGTTTGACGAAATTGTTGGTCAGATATCGTAACTAAATAAGAATAGATAAAGGAGAAAATAGACATGGCATTTAATATCAACCAGTTCAAATCAGAGCTAGTCGGTGGTGGTGCGCGTCCAACTTTGTTCCAATGTCAAATCACTAACCCAATTGCTCCAGAAGCCGATATTAAAGTACCATTTATGATACGTGCGGCAGGAATTCCAGAATCTACTCTGGGGCAATTTACGGTTCCATACTTTGGTCGCCAGATCAAGTATGCAGGTGATCGGACATTTGCAGATTGGACAGTAACCGTAATCAACGACGAAGACTTCGCTATCCGTAACGCTATGGAAGCTTGGTCTAACGCAATCAACTCGCATGACTCTAACTCAAGAGCCTTGCCACAAGACTATAAATCGACAGGTCAGATTACCCAGTTTAGTAAAGATGGGTCAATTCTGAGAACATATATATTTGAGGGGATGTTCCCCATCGGTATTGATGGAATTCAAATGGATTGGTCGCAGACTGATGCAATTGAAGAGTTTGGTATTACATTCCAATACGACCTATGGCGTGTTGAAGGTAATACTGGCGTACCGACTACATAAATTTAAAATGAGAAAGTGATGATATGAAGATATTTGGATTCGATATCAAACGAGAAAGCGATGAGGATGGTTTTGTGCCATCCTCATTTGCTGAACCGTCTAATGATGACGGTGCTATTACCGTTGGTAATGCAATGGGTGGCTTCTACAGTACCCTATTGGACATGGAAGGTTCTGCTAAGTCAGAATCAGAATTAGTTACAAAATACAGGGGTCTGGCACAACAACCAGAAATTGCCCAAGCCGTTGATGAAATTGTCAACGAAGCCATCAGTATTGACACTGATGATAAAGTTGTTGAGGTAATCCTTGACGATACGAACATGCCTGATAAGGTAAAAAATAAAGTTATTGAAGAATTTGAGAACGTATTATCGCTTCTCGATTTCTCTAACAATGGATATGATACTTTTAGTAAGTTCTATGTAGATGGAAGAATTAACTACCACGTAATTATCGACAACGAAAACTTGAAAGAAGGTATCCGTGAGCTACGTTACGTTGATCCTCGCAAACTCAAGCTTATTCGTGAAGTAGACAAAAAAGAAAAAGACCCACATAGTGGAATTCCTGTTAAGAAGGTCAAGAATGAATACTATATGTATTCTGAAAGTGGCTTTTCCCAAAGTGCATCTGGTGCGCAAGGTGGTACACAGGGTTTCAAAATTGCAAAAGACTCTATCGCTAGAGTTACATCAGGTGTGATGACAGAAAACAACTCTTTAGTTTTGTCTTACTTGCACCCATCGATTAAACCTCTTAATCAATTAAGGATGCTTGAAGATGCGACAGTCATTTATACTCTTACACGCGCTCCTGAGAGAAGAATTTTTTACATTGACGTTGGTAACTTACCTAAATCGAAAGCTGAACAGTATCTAAGAGATATGATGACTCGCCACAAGAACAAGTTGCAGTACGACTCTTCTACAGGTGAAATCAGCGATGCTCGTAAGATGATGACAATGACAGAAGATTTCTGGTTCCCACGCCGTGGTGGTGAGAGATCGACTGAAGTTGATACAATGCCAGGTGGTAAT